CATCTGGAAGTTCTTCATAGCAACATAAGCTTTCGCTAAGTTGTTCTTACCCCAGTCTTCACCTAGAGAGTGTTTAGGTAAAGCATTCTGATCTAACATGATTACTGTACCCAACTCATCTACTAAGATGTCAGCAATTTGATTATTTACAATATTGTAACCAATTTGAAATGGTTTCATTAAGTCTACCAAAGACACAGATCTTGTATTTCTATCTGAGAATACAGAACCTTCTACAGGTAACTTGCATCCATAAAGAGATGATTCTCCTTTGAACTGGAACTTAAGAGGTTTAATTTGATTTTGATTAATACCTAAGTAGATTGGATTAATACCACCGGGGTTATTACTACCCCAGAATGTAGGTCTGTTTGGTCCAATCTTTACACCACCCCATACTTCGTTGATCCAGATCCAGTCAATATGCTCACCAAAAATTAAGTTATCTTTTGTTTTGTTCTTAATTAGAGATGTATTGTACTGAGGTTTATCAGTCACTTTATATGACTCATCAACAATATCCTGCATTACATCACCATTATCATTTATCTTGGTAAGGTGTCCTACTTTACGTTGTGACTTCCAATATGTTGTAGTAACACGAAGCATATTAGACATACCCATATCAAAGTAGTCTTCATCTTGTGTCATGATCCAGTTTACAATATCTCCACCATATGCAGTGTTATCCCACATAGATGTGAACTGACGATATCCTAGTGATGGCATATTAGTATTCCATTCATAGGACTTAGTAGCATCATAGTAGCTACCGTCGTTTTGATAACCTTGAATAGGATAACCTGCAGAACGTACAGGATAAATTAACTCTAGAGACGCCATTTGTTCTTCAGTCATCAACCATCCATACTTGTCAATCACATCCGCAACAGTCATCATATCAAATTTACCAACCCACTGACCTTGAGATATATAGCGATTATCTGGTGACTTTTGATAGAATGTAAGAACAGGATTCCATAATTCTACATCATAGTCATCTTCCATCATTTTAAAATGCCAGAACTCACGGTCTGTAATTAGCATATCACGAAACGCACGCTCTTCTAATTCATCTATCTTAAAGCGATCAACATCAACTTTATGTTGGTGTTCCGCCCATTGTTCAACCATACTCTTGTAACTCTTTGAAAAGAAGTCTTGAATTTCTGGTAGAGTTTTCATTTTCTCAGGTGCCATTGCTTGTTGGTATTCCTCAGAATCTTGAGGATATCCCATCTCAGCAAGCTTTAGCATCATGTCTTGTTGTGCATTAAATAGGAGAACCTCCTCTACTTGTGCACGCTTTTGTTCCATCATCTCATTATAAGAGATGTCATCTACACCTGAGTAACTAACTCGTGTATTACGTTTAGCAAATTCAGAAACTAATGTGTTTACTACATTAGGAATAATCGGATAGAATTTTAATTCTAATGCTGATACATCATCCTGTGTAATAGCTTCAATAAGATCTGCATATTCATTGTCTTGTTCAACGATGTAATCACCACGGTCTATGATACCTTTTGCTAGTTTGTAGTTCTTCATTAGACGACGCGCATTGCGACGAATCTGTTTCAAACCTTCCCATTCTAACCAATCTAGATTCCATGCTGTCCAGTCATTATCTTTCTTTGATCGTGGAATAAACTGAATAGGTTGATTAAGGGTACCCATTCGGTTAGTATCCGCTTTCGCACCGTTTTTTAATTGTATTGCGTTATAGACTTGCATCTTATTTTAAATTTCTAAATGGTTGTTTAGGTATATTCATTCCTTTAAATTGTGAACCTTTTGAACCCATGTGTCTAAATGGGCTCATATTTAATTTACTGAATTTATTGGTGTTATCCAACTTTTTCACCTTATCTGTCTCCTCGTAGCGCTTTTTATAACCACGATTAGCTTGTTGAACTTTAGCAAAAGCAATGAGTGCTGCAAAGGAAACCAGTCTATCGACGTTTAATCCTTCTTGATATGCTGCCATTTCAGTAAGCAACATAGGATCTGGTATACGTTCTACACCATATATAGTCTTTACAATTTCACCATCTGGTTTAACTTCCTGATCTAATTCTTCCTTTAAGAAGTCAATTGCATAACTAAGCATATGACTTTTAAATAAAGTACCGGTATTTTTCCAACCGTATTCTTGGAATACGTTAGCATTAGCACCTAGATCTTTTAAAAATAATATCTGAGATCTTTGAACCAAATACTTTTGTTTCTTCCTATAGAGCATATGATTAATAAACTGCGAGATATTATTCTCCACAATAGTCCATGCATTATACCATTCTATAATCATCTCTAGACGTTCGTGTGTTTTATTGATATCATCAAATCGACCACACCATGCTGCTACTATCTTATCTCTTTCTATAAAAGTCTCAACCTTTTCACCATCATTACGTGTTACTTCTACTGCAGTTTTATAAACATAAATTGAAGATAATGACTCTGAAGTAGTGGTTTTACCTTCACCTACCGGGTCTATAGATGCATAGTACATTCCAAACTCCGGATTCTTAACAGGTCTTTCATAACATACAAATACACCAGTTTTATCTTCCTGCTTCTTATCTACTGGAAATGTCATGATAGGTAACTTAGATGTAGGTTTAACATCAACATCACCTTTCTCATCTCTATAGATATCTAGATATTCTGTAGGATATGTCTTATCTTCTATCCTACGCATCTGTGCACCAATTAAATTTAGAGGAAAGATTGATACCTTTCGATAAGCAAATGCTTCCTCAATGTTTCTAGGATGCTGAGAAATACGTAACTGATACTGTTCCGGACTAAGATCTTTCTTCCACTTCTCAAACTGTTCATCTAATGCTTTAAGAGCTTCCTCTACTTTAGAATTACCAAAGTCATCAATAAATGGTGGCATTGACCATTGTTCAGGAATAAATAATCCTGATTTACCTACAGTACCTTTTGAGTCTATAAGATTTGTTTCTACCGCATATATATCATTTGGTTCTGGTCTAAGTGTCATCTCTTTTAGAGGTTCGCACTGATCCAAGTCACCCACAGAACCTGCTGCAATAAACATACCTGTAGTGACAAAACCTGATCTCATAGCAGGACGGATATACTCAAAGGTAGTATCCATCTTAGGAGCAATACCAGCTTCCTCGTGGAAGAAGTACTTACAAGGTCCACCAACTCCGTTTGTTGGATCCTTCTCAAATGACATACCTTGTAGTACACCTTTAAGACCAACTTCTGTTTTACGTTTCTGAGTACCCTGTACAATCTCAACTTTCTGTTGCCATAGTAATACTTTACCAGGATTCATCGGACGATACCATGCAGTATGTTTATTCAAGAATGCTTCATATTCATTTAAAAACTTCCATGAACCTTTATCATTAATATAGTCTTTAAGACTAGCACCAACTTTTAGAGTAATACCTTCTTCAAACCAGATCTGATTAATCATCTTACCCATATGGTAGTATGATGAAGCTATCTGACGTTTCTTAAGTATGGAGCTATGCTTATAATGTAATTCTGCTAGTAGTTCGTACAGTGCCATATGATACTGTGCATCACGCACGTCCGCGAAACCAAACCTTTGAATCTCTTTATTGAAGATAGGTAAGAAGTTCAACCACATATAGTAGTCTCTTGGTAAGTACCAAGTATTACCAGCATTTTTATAGATTGCACCATACCGGCACTTATTCTTCTCATGATCCCAATATATTCTATAGTCTTTACTTCCTTGGGGTGATGTACAGTAAATACCGTTCTTATTAAATAATCTAGCTTGTTCATTGAATAGAAAGCTAGTATCATCAAAGTTATACTGACCTGGTTCCTTAAATACAGATAACACAAAATCAGTATACGCTTCTCTTGTATCAAAAGATGTAGTAGTCCAGGAACCGTTATCCCAAGTAGGTATATCTATAAAACTAGTATTCATTCAGTAATCTTAAGATTTCATTTAATGATTCATGTCTATGGTTATCATGTAGAATAATCTTATTTACCCATTGTGACTTGTCTAACTTTGCTATATCGTGAATAGCGGAATCATTTTTAAATTTTAAATCTATCTGTTGAGCATCACCAGTAAATATCATAGTAGCGTTTTTACCTAAACGACCAATACACATTTGTAATTGTGCTTTAGTCAAGTTCTGAAACTCATCTACAATACATACACAGTCCTCAAATGTTCTACCTCTAAAGTGTGTAAGTGATACTAACTCTAGTGATTCATTCTCTTCTAACTTAGTAAGTATCTCTGGTTTATTATAGACTTTACGAATGTTAGACTTAATAGGGACTAACCAAGGTTCCATCTTTTCTTTTTCAGATCCTGGTAAGAAACCATTATCTTCTGTAGAAACTGTTGGTCTTGTAATGACAATCTTGTTAACCTTACGCTTAAACAACATATCTAATGCTATCTGTACAGCAAGTAAAGTTTTACCAGATCCTGCTTGACCTATTAAAAAGTTAAATGGTCTTTGTAAGATTAACTCTTTAGCACGTTTTTGTTCGTCCGAAAGAGTAAGTGAAAAATTAATTTCTCCTTTGGGTGGAGTCTTCTCAATGTTTTGCTTTGCCATCTTCTATCCTTTTAATCAAAGATACAACATCTTTATGAGAACTTGGTAAAGAAGCATTATTCATAAACTCAGCAACCTTGTCTCTTGGTATTGCTAACCACTCTTTTCTGAACTCATTATAGTACAAAAAGAAATCTGATAAATTACATTTGATCATATGCTAATCCTTGTCCACCTCTAACATGGCTTGTTTGTTCATCTTGTAAATCTTTGTAAGCACCTTTATAACTCTCTCTAATTTGCTGAAACTTTGATGCAGCAGATACTAGTGCGGTAATGTTTCCATCACGTCCGTGAGTAATAGGTGTTTTATCCATATAGTCAGCAAGTTTATCTAGCATCTTTTTAATACCATTATAAGCTCGTGATGTAGGTGTTTCGTATAACTTTCTACAGAAGTGTAAAGCTGCAGGAATACCATTGTCTTCTGGTGAAAACTCTGCTTGTATCTCTGCTAAAATAACCTCTTCCTTATCTTCTTCCATCATATAAAAAAACGGATTAAGATCTGGATTAGGACATGTCATGTAGAATAAATACTGATAAACTTTAAGATAATCTTCTGGATACTTCTCCATTAGATCTTTTAAAGTTGATAACGTATAACAGTGCTCTGTAGGAATTACTACACCATTTTCTATATCGAATAATTTAATTGTCATTTTTTGTTTCTTTTATTTCATAATAGTAGCTACTAGAATCTTCTGACACCCATCTATCTGACTGAGCTTCTACACATTCAATGTGAGTGTCTACTTTAAACGTAGACGGTTCTACAGGAAAAGGTTTAGTTATCCAGTTAGAATCCTTCCAGAAGATTCTATTATTAGGTTGACAAAGGAGATAACCATCATCTGCAATTAGTATATGACCACACTTATAATCAGATGGTTCATCAGAATAAGGATTTCTGTACCAGTCAACAGTCATTAAATATGTAGCCCATGTTTTAGTTCCATCTTTCAATACAACTTGACATCTTTTCTCATACAAATAATCATATGTAATAACTGATACATTCTCAGAGAAGCAATCCCAAAGTTGTTTAAAATGAAACGGTATATCATTATTAGGAATCTCCATAAATATTTCAGAGATGGGAACTCGTGATCTAAGCATTCCGTAGTCTGTCATGACGTGAAAAGTAAGTATCTTTCCTGCTACAGACTGTATTGCAAATGCATATGCTTTATGATATGTGTCATTGTCAGCATCATTTTTTGTAAGATGTGATGCGCGCACGTAACACTTAAATAATTCTATGTTTTCGTTATATATTGCCATTATCTCTTAAGTAATTAATTATACTTATGACTTCAGATTTTAAATAAGGTAACTCGTATGTTACTATATTATCTACAACAGGTTCTCCAAATTCATCATAATAAACAACTCTATTGTCATATGCATCTTTACCAGCTTCTTTAAACTGTATGTGTTCAATCACAAGTTTTCCTGGTTTTAATCTAGGATTGTGTTTTAGAATCATATACATATACAGACTCAACTGGATATTGTAGTGATTAAGATTACAATCATCAAGATGACTAAGAGGATCCACCATTTTATCAGAGATACCTTCCCAATTAACGTAAGATTCTGTTTTAATCTCTTTGTTAGTTTTATAGTCATAGACATTTACTACACCATTAATTACTTCAATGCGGTCAGCCTGACCACATATACCAGCAGACTTAAGATAAACCAGATGCTCAGGATACACACCATCTCCAAGCTTTTGTTCAGGAGCTTTTTTAAATCCATCTTCTTCGATAGGTTTTACTATAGGAACAATTATATCTTCTCGACTTATAGTTTCACAAGACAATAAATCTTTTTCTCTCTGATTATGGTACCATGTACCAAGATTCATTGCTTTCTGTGATTCATTTTTCCAAGCTTCTTTGATATCTTCTGGTGACATACCATACCATTTACTCTTCTTATTCTTAGAAGATTTAAGTGCAATAGTTTCTGCATCAAAAGGTTTCTTGAACTTAGATATAACACTAGTTACACTAGTCCATGTGATATTCTCATTAGGATCTATACTTACATAAGTATGTGTTTCTGGTTTAAATATCAGTGCCATCTATATATGCGTTTAATTTATCTTCGTCTTCTTCAGACATTACAGCATTCCAATGACCTTCTGGACAAGATGATGACATACTGTGTAGTTTATAATCTAGAGAACATCCACAATTACCACAACAAGGTTGCGTACCGGGTACTAAACACTTAGTTCCTACTATATCATATAGAGGACATCTCTTGCAGATTTTATTTCTATAGTCTGCAATCTTCTTGTGTTTCTTCTTAGTAAAGTAGTAACCTATTACTCCTT